TATTAGAAAATATGTATTGGTCACATCCTTATGAGGTTCGTAAAAATGTAATGAATTGGTACTGGAATGTGCTTGATAGTTATAAGTGTGTGAACCGAAGCAAGAAGTATGGGGAGTTGTTTAACTATATAGAGGAAAATCTAAAGAATCCTAATAAAAATATGGAAGGTAGAGCAAATATAGTAAAAGACTTTTTCAATGGGGTTCAGGGGAATAGCTGTGTTTTAACTTTTGAAGCAATTAAGAATTTTTTAGAAGGGGATCTTAATACAGAAGAGGAATTAAAAAATCTTTATGAAGACCCAATCAGCATGGAATAATTATAAGGAAATTATATAGTGAATCTTTTAAAACAATTTGATGGTTCTATTGATCAATCTGGCAAAGTCCTTTTATTGGATCACTATATGGGGATCGGGGATGCACTTTGGAGGACTTGTCTGCACAGAGAGTTAAAGAGAAGAAATCCTGATTTAAAATTATGGGTTTCTTCGATGGGGAATTATTGGAAACCTATTTATAAAACAAATTCTTACATAGATAAACTCGTGGATCGTGTTGGGAATCCCCCATATACAAATGGAGTAGATTACTACATCTCAGATAGGGTTTGCCCACACGTTGTTAGTTCATATAGTAGAGAAATGGACGCACTGGATTCCTTAGAAATTTGGGCAGGTTTCCTGATACGAGACAAATCATTTGTATATGAAGTTTTGCCAGAGGAACAAAAGTGGGCAACAAGTTTTTTATCAAAATATTCAAGACCAATTGTGGGGGTACAGTTAAAAGCCTCTTCTTGGGTTAGGAATCCTGTGCCAGACGAAATTATTAGGCTTATTAGAATGCTAAGATATAATAATTGCACAGTGGTTGTTATGGATAACCATCCTTTCGGTTTTAAAGATGATGGGGTCATAAACTTGTGTGGGAGTTATGATATTAGAGAAGTTGTAGCAATTATTAAAAATGTTGATGCTATGATAACACCAGATTCGGGTCTATTGCACTTTTCAGGATTTTTTAAGATTCCAACAGTTGCTATTTTCGGGGGGTCAGATCCAAAATGTCGTTTGAAATATTATAATACTATACATCCTATTTATGGTGGAAAATCTACTTGTAATCAATGGCCTTGTTGGTCACATTCTTACTATTGCCCAAGAAATATAAATCCTGCACCTTGTATGCAAGCAATAAAAGCTGAAGATATTTATAATGTTATAAAGGAGATTTTATAAAATGTCATTCAAAATTAAGAAAAAAATATTAACAAGACCTGAATTATCCATAATAATTCCCATAAAAGATGCTCTTCCTTATGTAGATAAATGTTTAGCATCTTTACAAAAGATTCAAGATTGCTTATACGAAATCATAATTGTAAATGATGGAAGTAATGCAGAGACAGTTCATTATCTTGAACAATTCCCACAATTAAATATTGTACATCATCAACAAAGCAAAGGTTTTATAGAATCCTGCCATTTGGGGGCAAAAAGAAGTGTGGCAAAATATATTTTGTTTTTAAATAGTGATACCGAATTGATTGACCCTTTAAGTTTTAGGAAAATGCTTGATGTATACAAATTTAATAAAAATGTTGGTGTAGTCGGGGCAAAGTTATTATATCCAAACGATACGGTGCAGCATTTTGGGTTGGTTTGGGAACCTAAGCAAATGAATTATATACATTTTGCTATAGGAAAGGATAAGAATGACCCCACTGTTTGTACAAGTCAAACTTTTGATGTAATAAGTGGTGCTTGTTTTATGGTAGCAAAAGATTTATGGAATAAATTTGGAGGATTTGACAGGGTATTTTCCCCTGGATACTTTGAAGATACAGATTTTTGTCTAAGAGCAAAAGAATTGGGTTACATTAATATTTGTTGTGCTGAAGCACTTTTATACCACCATCAATCGAAGTCTTTTACGGGTGGACCAACTGCCGAACACTTTGGCAGGAATCATGAGATATTTAAGCAAAAATGGATTCGTACAGGGAAAGTTGTTAAATCCCCCACAATTTGTGCTTGCTATATAACAAAGGATAGTGAAGAATTTATAGAAGCATCTATTAGAAGTGTATATGGAATGGTTTCTAAAATTGTTGTGGTGGATAATTGTTCCAAGGATAAAACTTTAGAAATATTAGAAAAAATGGAGGATCCACAGAAAAAGATAATAGTTATTAGTAAGGAATTCAAAAGCAAGACAGATCAGAGAAATGTATACTGTCAAATGCTTGATGGATTTGATTATGCCTGGATCATAGATTCGGACGAGGTTTGGTCTGGGGAAAATCTTAGAAAGGTGGAACACTTAATTTTTGCCAATCCACAAGTATCTTCTTTTTGTTTTAATTTTCTTGATTATTGGAAAGACCTTGGGCATGTCTCAAAAGGAGTTTGGGAACAATTTACAGGGCGTAAGTCATTGATAAACTTGAATATTTGTGGTAAAATCAAGTATAATATACACACACTCCCCATTTTGGAAAATGGAGAAGATATTCCTTCAGTATTCGCTAAAGATATTTTTTTCCATCATTACTCTTATGTCCGAACAGACCAACAGATCAAGAATAAAATAGATTATTATATTAAAACTGGGACTCCAGGGTTTCAACAACAGCAAAATTGGTATGAAAATGTATGGTTAGCTTGGGATAAAGATCCAAAAGGTGTGGAAGAAAAATATGGGAATCATTTATTTGGTAAACCAAGTTGGACTGAACTTTTTCAAGGAGAACACCCAGAAGCAATGAAAACCCATTCAAGATTTTTAGAATATATACACAAATATAAATTAAAAATAAATATGTCAGTATTTCCACTACAAAGGGAAGGATTCACAAATGTTTGTCTTAAAGATAAAGATATTTTTAATATTAATTTGACCACAGAGACAACAAAACCATATCTTATATTAATTGAAGATTTATTGGAACATATAGGATTTAATGCTGTGGGTGAATTTCTTGTCAAGATTTATGATCAGATGGCATTAAATGGTGAAATAATTATAAAAACACTAAATATGCAAGAAATTGTTAAAAGATATGCTGAAGGGAATCTGCCCTATATAGATTTTATAAAGCTTATGTTTGGGGAACAGAAGGAATCTTTTGACTACCATTCCTGCCTTTATTCTCAGGAAGCAATGAAGGTTTTATTGGAGGATGTTGGATTTTCTATAATTACTATGGAAACTATTGAAAATAGCATGTTTTTATATATTGTTGCACGAAAATGTAAAGAATTGGGTTAAACTTTTTTAATTTTATTTAAATCCTATCTTCCCACCAAAAATCATTTATTTTTTTAGGCATTTCAAGGTATAATAATATATAGTGATAAGTTTTATACTTATGTCAATTTTCTACTTTTTAAGGAGGTTATTTATGAAAAATTTAATACTTTTTACATTTAACAGAAAGGTGGTGATTTAATTGCCTCAAGGTTATAACAGTTACATAGAGATTTCGGAGGAAGGGACCCAAATGGGTACGGAATACCAAGTGTGGGGCGTTGATTCGGGTCTATTCAGGTGTGGAATGTACTTTGATTCAGAATCAATGGCTCCTGCAAATGAAGCTAAATTTTTGACAGAAATTGGTAGGTCTGGGGTTCAAGACAGGGGTGTTAAGAGATATCGTCAAATGGGATTAAAAGCCGAGGGCGGTTTAGATTTTGTGGTATACCCTGAATCTGGTGGTGATAAAGGTGGTTTAGGACTTCTATTGAAGCATGTTTTTGGTGCTGTAAGCACCGGAACTTACTCTGGTGCAGGGACTTATTTGCATGTATTTACTCCACAGGATAATTTATATGTTAATTTAGCCGCTGGTACAGGTTTAGGAGTAGGAACTGGGCATGTATTTGGATTAACATTTAATATTGGTAGAGAGGATACATCTGGAACCATAAGAAATTATCCATTCTTAGGAAATAGAATAAAATCTTTAGCTTTTTCTTGTGCTGCTGGCGAAGAAATGAAATGTACAGTTGATGCAGTTGCTAGGATATCAAAAGCACATGGGACAGCAAGAGTTCCTGTATTCTCCTCAATGGCTCCTTTTCAATGGAAGGATGCAACTTTTCAACTCGGTATCAATGAAGCTGGGGCGGGTGGAACAGAACAAGTAACATTAGAAGCTTTTTCTATCTCTATAGACAATTCACTAAAAGAAGTTTGGACATTAGGCACAAATGTACTTGGAAGAGTAGTTCCTAATGGACAAAGAGTTGTTACTGGTTCATATACTGTACCTTATGAGGGGTGGGTGCGTGACGAATATGACAAATGGATCGCTGGTACACCTTCAAGTGTAAATGTAGCATTTGCAAGTGGGGTTTATAGACTAGAGTTCAGAATGCCAAATATAATTTACACAGGGAATGCGCCGAGTGTGGATAGTCTTGAGGAAAATACTGTGGAAATGCCTTTCCAAGCAATGGTGAGTACAAATTTTGATATAAGAATTTTCCTTTGTAACACAGACCCTTGTATAGGGCACTGTATAAATTAAAGTATATGAATTATTATACACATACATGTAAATGTGGTTGTGGTGAACAAATAGAGATAAGGGAATATCATAAATGGTATGGTATTCCTGAATTTCTTAGAGGACACTACAGGGATAAAAAAACTTTATTTATTTTAGAAAATAAAAGTAAACATTTCTGTCAATGTGG